AAAATCATCTTGTACATTTGGTGTTGACTCAAAAGCACCTGTATGAGATTGTAATGTTCCAACTCCATCGCTTATATACTTTAAGGTCACAGTTTTTCCAACTAAATTACCACTAAAATGTATTCTTCCTCTCGAATAATCAATATAAAAACTTCCGTTTATATTCATGTGCTCTGTTGAGCCACCAAATTTTTTACCTGTAACATCATCGTAAATATCAGTATCATCAAATCTTGAGTTGCCCTGCGCAATATTTTGGCTAGAGGTAGTTCTGTAAGCGTCCCAAGTATCTGAATCACTTGCTAACAAAGATTGATTAGTAGTACCATCAAAAGTAATTCTATAGTTAGCGTCTTGTAAGTATGCGTCTGGATTACTTGTTAACCTTGTAGGCATTATAGTATGCTCTACACCACTATCATCTTTCCAAACAAGTTTTGTGTAACCAACAAAATCATGTGGTAAAGCCATTACTAAAGATGGTGGTATTTCTATTTCCATATCTCTAGTTGATCTAAACGTATCAAAGCTTAATTCTTGCACAGCTCTATGTGTGTGGTATGTTACATCAGAAAGTCTAGTTCCTTCTAGCATTTTATCTAGTTGGCAATAAGTAGCCATTATATCGTTTATCAAATCAGTTACTTTTATAAACTGATAACTACCCTGAACACCATCACCAGAGAATTGAGTACCGTCAGTTCCAGAATAATATTGATTATGTGTTAATGTTATTAAGTTGTTTGGCATTTTTTATTATTTTGTTTGTACATCGTTTTGCTGCTCTTCTTGAGAAGCTATTGTTACTATACCTGGTTTGTTAATTGTTATACCAGCTAGTTCTAATATTTTTATTACTAAATTAGTTTCTTCAGATCTGTGCATGGTAAAGTTTACAGAAGTTGTAGCATCATATAATGCTTTTTCATTTACAACTACATAACCCCATTTAACTGTTGGTGGTACTGTTGCTATAACCTCAACTTTCAACTGATTAGCTGTTTGCACTGGGGTAGGAGGACTAGTATCTTCTTTGTATAATGAAAAACTTCCATCTAGGTTTTCAGTATAAAAAAAGTCAGGACTATCAGCTATATGCCATCTGCTATTACTTTTAGCACGATACATATCATGTATAGACTGTATGTCTGTTTGTTCAATAAGTTTTATTGGGATTGACGATCCGTCTGTACCAGAATAGTACAATCGTCCAGTTCTGTATATTGTGCTAGCTGTTAGCGCAGGTAAAATATAAGATTTATTTGCAGCTACATACGTTAAAGAAACGTCTGTTCCTTTGTATATAGATAATTTTTCTCTAATAATATTTACCGTGTCACCAAAATCAGGAGCTAGCTCAGCATTGCTTCCAGGTTGTTGACCAGCTTCTTCTCTTCTAGTTAAAGCTGTTTTTGCTGCTAAATCATAAAAGTATTGCTCAAATATATCCATCTGAGCTTGATTAGCATGCAAGTTAAATTCTTGTGGCGTGATATAGCCTCTTTGTTCTTTGTTAGCCAATGCTAACACTCTTTGGTATACTGTATCTATATTTATGCTTAAATTCGCCATGTATTTTTAATTTTGTAGTTTGCAATCGCCCCGAAGAGCGACTGCTCCTACAAGGTTTTTACTTTAATTGTTTTTCAATTGATTGTAAAACTGACATACCTTCATCAGTTTTGAACCAAGCAGCTAAAGCTGAATATGGGTGTTCGTTATAAGGAACGTTCATTAACTTTCTTTTTGTTGATGCCCAAGTAAATGTTCTTTGGTCATCAGATAGATTTATAACGTTTCTTTCTACGGCTTTTATACCAATATTTCTAAGATGAATATTTTCATCAGCACATAGCTCTAAGAACAAAACAGGTTGTTGTTTAGCTAATACAAGTACGTCTCGTTTAAGCTCCTTAGAAGTCATCTTAGACACTGCAGATCCAACCTCTACTCTCATTATTGCTTCGATCATGTCAATATCTAATTGTCTAGCAGCTATCATTGCATCAACTTCTAAATTTAAAGTTTCTAACTCTGTTGTTGCTTTTTGAACAGGTTTTACTTCGTACCAAGTTTTACCAGCTTGCGGGTGATAAATAGATAAAAACTTTTGCAAGTTAACTTTTTCTTTTGGTACAAACATAACACCATCTCTAAAAACTATTCTACCAGGTCTAACTTGCCCTTTAAAGTCTTCAACAAAAGGTGTGTTTTGATTTTCAGTATACTGAATTTCTCTTTCATAACCTTTTTCTTCGTCATAATAATAAAGCTCTTTTGTTCTCATTGAGTATGATAATGGAGTTTTACCATTAGCTAACATGTAACGCCTGTCTTTTATTTCCCAACCATCTCTAGTTGTTCTGTTGGTTGGTTCTTTTCTTTTTGGTTGTTTTACAACCGGTGGTGTTTCCATTACTGGAGTTTCTACAGCCACCTCTGTTTCTTGTTTTTTTGCCATAATATAATATAATATAAGTTAATAAAAAATAAAAGGACCGAGGCCGAAGCCCCGGTTCTTTTAAAAAGTGTTGATTATCCTTTTAGTAATACAAAGTTATTAGCTCCTTGTACAACTAAACATCTTTCAGATAAGAAATGCATCTCCATAGCATCTAAATCAGAAGTAGTAGCACCAACCGAACCAGTAGTCCAAGTTTTGTACTTTCTGCTTTCCATATTAGATTGTCTATATCTTACATGTAAGAAAGGTCTCTTTAGATTTCTTCCTAATGATTGGTCATAAACTGAAGATACACCTGCAGGTATCATAACACCATGAATAGCGTTAGTTGAATCTGTAGAGTTAATTAATCCTCTTGTAGACTTGTCATTTAGATATTTGAAATCAGACTTGTAGAAATCGTAAGATCCACGTCTGAAACCAGAGAAACCTAAGTTTAATGCCATATCTTCTTCGTTGTTAAATACACCAAAAGAAGTACCACCTTGAGCACCATCAGAAATACCAGCTAACATATCATCTAAAGATAAAGAAGTTTTTCTATCTAAGAATAACATATTTTCTTCAATTGCACCGTTAGCGTCAAGCTCATCGATAATGTCATCAAACTCATTTAAAGCAGCAGAAGGAGAAGCTCCATCTAAAGCGTTAGATATGTTACCTCTAGTTTCTAATGCTTCCCATAAACCTTCAGTACCATTAATTGCACCAACAGCTCCAGTAATTGTAGAGTTAGTGTTAGCAATAGTAGTAGCTTTTACTGATTCACATAATGCCATTTCTAAGTAATCGTTGAAACGAGCTTTAGTATCACCAGAAGCTTTTAAGTACCATAAGTAACCATTTTGTCCTTCTTCACCAGAAACTTCAACCCAACCAATTTGAGAAGCGTCAGATCCAGAGATCTCATACTTGTCTTTTAATATGATAGGCTTGTTAGTTCTAGATTTGAACTGTGGCTTGTTAGCACCAGCTCTTCCAATAGCACCTTTAACGTATTCAGAACCATAAACTAATATAGATAGGTTACCTGATAAACCAGTGTTACCTGTAGCATTACCGTCATATCTATCACAGTCGATAGTTGCAGTACCTGTAAGAGCTACAGAATCTACGAATACTCTAATAGTGCTGTTAGCATCAGATACTAATAACATATCACCTTCACGAATACCGTGATCAAGACCTGAGTTACCAACCGCTGCACCATCAACATCAGTTGCATTAGTCATAGTTAATCTTAACAAACCACCGTTGTTAGCTCCAGTTACTACTTTGTAAGATAAATGTAATCTACCTTGCTCAGACCAAATTACTTGATCAGCAGTCATAGACTCTTCAGCTCCTACTTGTGAAAGAAATCCTGAGATAGTTCTGTTTCCAAAAACCTCAGCTTCTTTTTCCATAAGATCTGGTAAATATTGTTGCGCCCAGTTTGCACTGTTTGCTCCAGCGTTTGCGAAATCAATGTACGCGCTCGCTAGTGTTTGTTTCATCGGTGCCGGAGTATATCCGCCCGATGGTACACCTGTTACAGCCATAATTTTAAATTGTTTAAATTAATATTTAGTTATCGTTTTTTTATTCTTAGCTTCATATCATTTGATCCTTCACCTAAAACTTTAAACTTAATACCTCCTTCACCTTCATAAACTTTATGAGACTCTCTCGATGTGTTAATGTTCTTAGACTGAGCTACCGTTTGCTTCACAGCATCTGTTCGCCCTTGTTCATAGAAATGTTTAGCTATTGCGTCAGGGTTCATTGCAGTAAATAGACCTTTGTGATAACCAGCAGCATCTTCCATAACTGAATCTTTGTTTAGGAACTTCCCAACAAAATTGTTAATATCGACCTGTTTGTTTTTTAAAGAATCTACATCAGAAACACTGTACTTAATCGTTTTATCACCTACATTAAACTCAAATCCATCAAAGTTTTCAAAAACTTTATTTGTTTTGTTTAAAAAGGTTTGTTGTTGATGTTGCACAGCTTCTTCATTTTGCTTTTCTTCCTGACTATACCTATTAAAGAATTCAATTGCTTTTTGTTGCTCGTTAGTGAGCTTACTCCCAGCTTTTACATCTTCATAGTATTTAGACTTTTGCCCGTCTAAATAGGACTTAGCCTCAGCAACTTGCTCTTTTAAGGCTAATTTTTTTCTTTTTATCTCTCTATCATCTGCAGCATCTTCATCATATGAAAATCTATCTTCTAACATAAAGTTAATTTCTTCTGCATTAAGATGAGGTTTTGTCTTTTTATAATAATCACTTAGTATTTCTGAATCGTCCATTTCATCTACGTTTGTATTCAGTCTTACGTAATCATTTATATCTCCACCGGTTTCGTTCATAAACTGAACTAGCTTCTCAACATCTTCTGGAACTTCTATATATTCATCTTCTTGTGTTTCAGCTTCCGGCTGTACTTCTTTTTGTTCTTCTGGGGCATTGGCATCTTCATCGACTCCAACCACTCCCTCGTCGACAGTGTTATCTTCTGCAACTTCTTCTGTTTCTGTGGTTTCATTTTCTTCTGGTTTTGGTTCTTTTGGTATTTTTGATAAATCTAATTTTATATCACCATCTTCGTTGTATGATATTGGTGATTCTTCTTGTTTTTCTTCAACCTGAGGTTCTGCAGTTTGCTCTACAGTTTCTTGTGTAGTCTCTTCGACTACTTCTTTGTTTTCTTCCATGATATAATAATATTAAATAATTAGTTAAAAATTGCCTAAGCCAGAAACACCCATACCAGTATTTAACGTGTCATTACCCGCTGACTCAAAGTTTTTAGGTGATGATTCGTTTTTCTTTTGATCTACTAGTTGGCTTTGTTGGCTTGCTTGTATCTTTGTTCTTTCGTCTTTACGATCGTCTTTTTGAGTTTCTTTTGCAGATGCAGCTTCGTTGTCCATGTTTCTAAGCTTCATGTTTATTTCAAACTCTTTGTCCATTAGTTTCATTTTCATTTCAGCCTCTTGCTTCATGTACTCAACTTTTAATGAACTTCTTTTTTCTTCAAGCTGCATATCCATCTGAGCTTTTTGCTCGTTTTTTTGCATCTCAGCCTGTGCTGTTGCTTGAGCCGCTTGCTGTTGAGATTCACCTTGCGCTTTTATATTCTGTTGCTGCATAGCTTGATCTCTCTCAAGCTTCTTTTTCTTTTTGTACTTCAACAATTGGTTAGCCATTTTTAAATTTCTAACACCTCTAATGTCTATAGCATCGTCAACATCTAACGCTCCTTTTTGTATAGCCATTTGTATGTTGTTCTCAAGTATTTGTTTTTCTTCTTCATCTGGCATAAGCTCTATAAATATACCAAAGTCATATAAATGTAAATTAGACATTTCTTCAAGCGTGGCAACATTGTGAGCACCTATCTGTTGTATAAAAGCATCTTTTGTTGGTGAATATTCTATAATATCAGATATTCTTAATGATAGTTGTTCTGAAGTTTCTACAGTTAAAAATAATGACGCATCTAATATATGTCTTGTTGCTACATTAGAGTTTGCAGCCGCTAACTTTTGTATACCAACTAATGATCTAGAATCTGGTGTTGAAGCATCTCTAGCTTCGTTAAGACCAGTTACATCTCTAATCATCTGTAGATAATAGTTATAGTTACCTATAAGTGCTTGTAATTTATTACCTGCGCCAGCTCCATTTGAAATTTCTTGTATAGGTATTTTACCTGGGTTTTGATCGCCATCTCCAGTAAACGATCTACCAACAACCGAACCTGTTTGAAAGAACATGTTTAAAGCTTCTTGAGCGTTGTAATTTGTTCCATTACCTAAATCAACTTCAGCTAAGCCATCTATATCTAAGTAAACACCATCAGGAACCATTCTAGACAATACCTGTTGTATTTTTAAGTGAGTAAGCTGTATCATATCAGCAAAGCTAGTAATACGACCTACAAGTGATTCTATTTTACCATTATACATTTTAGGTGCAACTATAGAGTAGTTCATTTTAACTTTGTTAAAATCACTTTTAGTTCTCATCATGTTGTCAGCCTTTTGCCACTTCAATAGTTTATCAGTACCTACTATTTTTACACCTTCAAATAAACACTCAACAGTTCTTTGAACTTTTGAATAATCTTCAGCACCCGCAGGAGGATTAAAAGTATCATCTCTAGGTATAGCTTTTTCAGCTCCAGATCCTAAAGTTTTAATCTTGTAAGTATCGTTCATGTACGTCTTATAGTTAAAATACAATAAAGATATTTTATTTTTATCTTGACTACCTTGTGATCTATACTTAGTTGAATTACTTGGGTTATATAGTTTATGTATATCTTGCAAGTCAGTTTCAGTTAGCTTTGGAAACTCTTTTGCTAACTCATTAATAGGTATTTCTTTAACTTCACCAACATAATATATATCTTCGAAATAAGGAGAATCAGTATATGAGTATACTAAATTTGCAGGATCTACATACTCAACTTTAGCCCCTTCAGACCAGTTAAAACTAGTTTTAGTTGCAGCCATACCTAAAACAGTTAAATCCTCTAAACATCTTCTCCTTATTAAATCATATTTACTACCATCTAATAAAGTGTTTATGGCTTCTTCATTTGCAACCTCAACAGACTGCTTATAGTTTAGTTGCATGTGTAACTCTAACTCAGCTTTTGTATCAGGTAATTCAGATGGATCATTTTGATACATATCTATATTTAACTGTTGTTTAGCCGCGTCATTGAACTCCTTTGTTTCCATGTCAGCTATCATACTGTTCATGTATTCAGTTCTTTTACTAACACCGTATTGATCTTGTGAATATGATTTTATATCATAACCTCTCCCAGCCATACCGTTAACAACTATATCTACAAACTTAGGTATAATAGGTACTGGTGTCCAGTCTAAATTAAGATAAGACAAATCACCGTTAATAGACAACTCATCTTTATATTTTTGTATTGATTGTTCTCCTCTAGCATATAACCTGAGGTTATGAAACTTTCTGTTTGTATGCGAATATCTATGAGAACCAGCATCATCAAACCACTCTGATTCAATTGCCTTACCAACTTCTAAACCATACTTATTAGTAATCTTTTCGAGATCACTAACAACTTGAGAAGGAAAATTTTTATGTACAGACTGTGCCATATTATCGTTTAATTATTTTTGAATGTCCTGCTTTATTATTATATCTTGAGATATTTATATTGATTGGTTGTCTTACTTGTTTTGGGTTTGGCTTATATAAATGTCTATTGCAAGCCATTATTGCTAACCCAGAGCTTATTGTAGCATCATACTTTGTTCTTTTATTTATATCAAACTTTGACCAATCATTTAAAGTTCTATTAAAATACATGCTACCATACTCGTTATCACCAGTAACACCAACAAATTGCTGTATATACATTTCTATAGCAGCGGCGTGAGCTTGCTTTATATCCTCACTTGTGTTTGGTATACCACCTATTTCTTTTTCTGTTACAGATAGTTTGTTCCAAAGTTTATCTGGTCTATTCATACTGTAACCTCTATAACCTCTACGTCTTAAATGATATAACAGTCTAGGTTTGTTATTCTCTGCAAGCATTGGCATACCATAAAAAACTAATGCACACAATATATCTTCAAAAAATAACTCAGCTGTTTGTGGTCTAGCTATATATTCTAAAAAAAACTGGCTTGGTGGTGCATCCTCCATTGAATATTTAGTTAAGCCATGTAAAGCACCTTTAGAACCTTTACCATCTACAGTTCCTGATATGTCATACGAGTCACAACCAAAAGCTCCTATATGCTCGTTACCAGGATATTTTATTCCGTTTTTAATTACAACGTTGTTTTGTAAATGTTGTGGTGGGATCCAACTAACTTTAAACCTACCTTTTGGATCTGGATAAAACATTACTTGAGTATCTTTAACACCGTTTATCCATTGAAAACTACCAGTTGATAAACCTAAAGTTCTTCCTAGTTCTTCGTTGTAATCTATTTGCTCGTATAATTTAGTTAAGTTAAATATACTGTTTTTTGCTTCATCTCTAAACGCATGCTCAGTAGTTCTTGGAAACTGTCTGTAAAATTCATTTAAAGCGTCTTGATCATTTTTTAATCCATCAGCTTCGTTTTGCCAGTTTTCTACAACACCTATATCTATTAGTTCCCCATGTGGGTCGAAGACATCATTATCCGGATTATCGAAGACTGGACATCCGTATTCATCAATAAATCCTTCGTAGTTCCACTCCATTGGGATAAAAAGAGAATATAAACCAGAAGCTGTTTGTCCATTACGGTTTCGTTTAGTAACATCTGATGCATTGTATAGTTTTTTAAAGTTATCACCTCCTTTGTCTAAAGCATTTGATGTTGATCCCATCATACACTTACCTATAATTCTACTACCTAACCTTAAACACGTTTTTGTAACTCGCCAGTTATTTAATATATTATCAGGTCTTTCCCACTTACCACTTTCATCATGTACTAACAGTTGAAGTTTTTCTCCGTCATAACTGTTATCACCTGTATTTTTCCAATCAATAGTAGTATCAAGTCCAGCCAAGTCTTCCTGCTTTTCATTAGCAGTGATTTTTTTACGCGTGAACTTACTTGCAGGAACCCTATAAGCAAGCTCAGACTTAGGTCTGTCCATACCGTCTTGTATCGGTTTAAAAAAGAACGGATAATTAATACTAATTGGAACAACTTTGTCTGTAAACATTTTTTTAGCATCTGCACCTGTTTTAGATAATATACCAAATCTACTATCACTTGATATTGTAGCTTGATTAACTGTTTCAGCTGATGACATAAATGAAAAACCAGATCGTCTGTTTTTAAGGTAGCACATACCATAACATCTTTTATCTGCTTTGCATGCTTCCCAAAATATATAGAATAATCTGTTAGCTTCTCTAAAGTCTGGTGCACCTACATCAATTTTACTCCACTGTAGATACATGTAATGTGTACCTGTTATATATGTTGGCGTACCGTCGTTGTTAAACCAAAAGCCATTATCTCTTCTGTTAAATTCTTCGTCTATATAATCAAACCAACCAGACTTTTTTTCTTCAGGATAATTACGCCAATCAAATATATTCTTAAGTCTTTTTAACTCTTTAGGATATTCAAATTGTTTCCACTTTTTTTCTTTGTTAGCATATATATCTTTTGGTTGTTTTGGTAATGCTATGCTGAAATTTTGGATTTCAAGTATTTCGCCAATTTGACCAGTTCTAGATATAACGACAACATCATGCTCTTTATTGTACCCATATTTCCACTTTTTAGTTTTATTAAGTCTATTTATAGTAGTCTTTTTTATTGGTTCAACTACTTTATATAAATTTTGCTGATACATTACTTAGATCTTCCCTCTGCAAAGCCTTTAAAAACTTTTGGTTTATCATGCTCACTTTCTTTACCTTCAAGTAAGTTTTCTTCTTCTTGTATTCTATTCAATATTTCAAACGCATCAAATATAGCTAGTTTCTTTGTTGCTGCAGCATTTTTTAATCTGTCAGCTGATATATCATCGTCAGAATCTACAATATCTTCTTTTGCTACTTTAATAAGCTCTTCAACCGCTCTGTGCCCAGCTTGGATTATACGTTTCTTCGTCTCCTTGATATTCATATTTAATTGTAATTTTATTTGATTTTACTCTGTAAAGCCTTTGACCGTCAATAACAAATTCGTATTTACCTACAGCTCTAAACTGCACTAAGCTATTTTCTTCAACAGTACCGTCAGAGTAAACAACAATACCTTGTAACTTTTCATTGCCTTTGTAAAACAATTTATTATCTTCTTTTAATGGCTGTATAAAACAATAACCTTCTAAAGGTTTCCAACCACTACCATTGTTATATGCAAATATTTGATCTTCGTTTAATATATAAGCGTCTTCATTAAAATAGCTTCCGCTATTTTTTTCAATACCATACTGGTTGTGCCATCTTCTAAATACATTGTGATGAACTATAACTGTATCTCCAACCTTTATGTCTGTCAGTTTAGCCATTGGTACAGCTTTTACAATAGCCTCTCTGTTTGTAAATTGATGGTGAGATACTTCAGTGTTTAATATAAGTTGTTTATCACCAACCTTTTTTATATTATTATATCTTTCACCTTTTGGCTTTACAACAAAAGTGTAAATACCTCGCATTACTTATACTCTAAATTATACTCTACGGATATAGCCATATTTTTGTTAAAATCTTTCCAAGGTATAACTTCTCTGCCTTTTTTAATAAATATAGAATACTTGTTTTTTTCTTCTAATATATCGCAGATAGTATGACCACCATACACTTCTTGCCCAACGGCATAGTGCATGGCGTCATTTTTATAATCTTTACCTATAGATATTTTACGAATCAGCTTGTCCATCATTGTATTTTAAATCTCCTGTTCTCACATCAATATCAGCGTCACCGTACTTATCTTGTAATTTAGACTGCATAAGTTTCACTTGGTCTTGATGACCCGCTAACCTGTGTAGCATATCGTGCTCTGCAGCTCTTGTTCTACCTATGTTTAAGTGTAACGTATCTATTTGTTTTACTAGTGTTTGCAAATCAATTAGTTCTTGTTCTTCTAACTTGTCTGCTTTTACTTTAAGGTCTTTAACCTTAGGTGTTTTTCTTTTTGCCATTTTATTTAATTTAAGTTAATTTATTGTTATTTATCTAGTTATAATATCACATAAAATAGTGAATAATTACACTAGTCGTCTATCTCGGATATATATCCTCCTTCTTCAAGTTCTTCTACTTCTACACCTGTTCCATCACCAACCCAATCACTGTGGTTTGTAAATGTATAACTAGAACATGTATTTATGTTATTAAACTTACGAATACGATCACTAACTAAATCTGTTGTAGCTACTAATCTTTCTGTACGATCCATACTTTTGTGCATAAAATGTACATTGTCTTTCTCTATTGTTTCAAATACTTCTTCTGATAATATATAATAATTCATGTTATTTATTTACTATTGCTGAGTTACCATCTATTGTAAAGTTATCATTTGATCTTGTAGCATTACCATTACCTTCCCATTTCCAATAACCTATTAAGTTTGATTGAGCGCTATGCGTTGTCGCATCCATTACTGTACCACTGTTGTATAGTGATGTAACTTCACTAGCACTTAATTCTTTATTCCATATAGTTAAATCATTATAAACCGTTGGTGTGCTATTACCAGTTTTTCCTTCACCGTTTGAAATACCATTAGAACCAACACTCCAAGTTCTGTTATTAGTGCTACTCATCGCGCCATTAACATTGTTATTTGTTTGTATTGGCGCTGCACCGGCTGCATTAGCATTCCAATATAGTTTCATTGCACTAGCAGCATTTGTTGTTGATTTTGTAAAAGTAATCATAGTGTAGTTATCACTGTTTACATAACCTCTATTACTAGCACTCCAATATGTACCACCTAAACCAGCCGCGGCATAACCAGCTGCGTAAGCACCTGAGTTAGCGTGGAACAACCATTCGCCAAACTTAGACCAAGCATTAGATGATGTAGTTTTGTTACCATAGTGTACGCGTAGTCTATTGTTACTTTCGTTATACATGATTTTAATCATATCAGTTAATTGATAAGGAGCATTTTCTTTTTGACCAATTAAAAAATGTATATTAGTATTTAAACTACTACTCCAACCAGCTTTAACCCAAAACGATATTGTCCATGCACTAGAACCTGTAAAGTTAAACGTATCATCAGTGTCAAGAAGGTTAATATTGTGGTTAACACCAGTCTCTAGTGCTTTCGAAACAGCTTTAGCATTTACAAACGAAGCTACAGCATCGTGATCATATCCATACCACTCTGACATAGCATGTGGTGTTGAGCTATTAGGAGCGCTAGTGCTATTTGAATTAAAACTTGTTCCTGTAGCTAAAGTTGTTAAAGATATATTGCTATAACTTTCACCAGCACTGTAGTTTTCTTCGTCAAGTTCATTTTTAATACCAAGAAGACTTATTGTGCCACTACTTGGAACAGCCATTGCACATCGCTTTTAATTCATCAATTTGTTTTTGTTGATCTTTTATAGCTTCGATTAAATAACCTACAACGTTACCATAAGCAACACCTTTGTAACTACCATCATCTATAACGAGTTCTGGCGCAACCTTTTCTAATTCTTGTGCTATTACACCTGAACTTTGTTTACCGCTGTCAGTACGCTCGAAACTAACCCCTCGCATCTCTAACACTTTCTTACCATCTAATGTTTTAACATTTTTCTTTAAACGCTCATCTGAATAAGCTATTACATCAGCAGAACCTGTTATTGTAGAGCCAACATATAATTTTTTTGCTATACTCGCGCCACCTTCACATCTTAACATACCAGTATCACCTGTAGCATCTGTAGCGTCTGTCGTTCCAGTTATATCTATTCCAGCTGGAAATTGAGCCATATTTTTAAATATTGCTATATCACTATTGTCTATTTTTATAGCCATAGAGTTGTGACTAGAGCTTTGACCTATGCTAAAAGTGTCAGAAGCTGGATCAAAAGATAATAAACCTTTACCAACCTCTCCTCCTTCAGCATCTTCACCTTTCATTTTTAATTTAACTGGATCTCCATGCGATGTACCTTGTATTTTTAAAGCAATGTTAGCTTCAGTACCAGAACCTGCACCAGTAATAGTCATACAAGCAGATCCACTTTTTGCATTTTCAACAATAGAAACTGTATCTGAAGATATTTTACCAGCTGTTAAAACATTTGTGCTAGGATTATATTTTAAACCATTAGCAACTTTAATTCCTTGAGTTCCTGTTGAAGAAACAAAGCAGCCAAAATAATCGGCAGCATTACTAACTGAACTTGCTGTAACATTTGTAGCTGTAGTTGCTGTTGCTGCGTTACCAGAGGTGTTTTGATTTCCACTAGTATTTACGCCTGGCAGATTTATAGCAGCAGAACCATTAAAACTAACACCACCTATATTTCTAGCCGTAGCCAAAGTAGTTGCTGTAGCTGCGTTACCAGTGGTATCACCAGATATATCACTATCTGTAAAAGCTAATGTTTTCCAACCTTGAGTAGTGTAAGCAGTAGAGCCAGAGAATTTTCTATAGTATAAGTTTCCATTACTACTAAAACCTAATTGGCTATTGTAATCACCACTATGTCTATTTACTGTTATTATAGAGTTAGAGTTATCTGATGCTGCAAATAAACCTGTTACACTAGCGCCTAATGCTCCAGTGTATATTAAGTTACTAGTACCTGGATGTGTTGATATACCACCACCATCTGTAAGCTTAGCAGCGCTTGATGCGGTTGAGGCTGTAGCTGCGTTACCTGATATATCGCTGTCTGTATAAGCTAATTGTTTTGCAGTACCCCAATTAGAAGCAGTAGCGCTTGCTTGATAGTGATATATTTTCTTTTCACTTTTATCAAAAGCCAATACATTAGGATTACCACCAGAAGAATCAGAGTAAGAGCTAATAAATAAAGCGTCTTGCCAGTTACTACCAGTGCTAGTACCATCTTCTAAACCTTCTTTACTTGTGAAGAATATTCTAAAATCATCAGAGTATGATCTATCTTCAGGCGCCATATCTCTGTCGTCAATAGCGTTTAAATTTGTAGCTTGATCAGCCATAGTTGCTGTTGCTGCATTACCAGATGTATTTGCAGCGTTGTTTGGTATATCAGCAGAAGCTAAACCATAATTTGTAACACTAAGTGTTGTAGCTGTTAAAGTATCAACTCCCGTTAGATTACCTGATATATCAGCATTACCGTTTATGTCTAAGCTACCACCTTCTAATTCACCTGTAACAGCAAAATTAGAACTACTGTCCAGTGTAGCCTTAACATTACCATTAACAATAAAGTTAACAGGGTGATTTGACATAGTACCCATTCTTCCCGCTGCATTACCAGTGTGAGCATACATTGAAGTAATAATACCATCACTAACAGATTTTACATCTAATCTAGCGTGTGAAGTTCCTGCAACGTTTAATCTACCGTTCCAAGTACCATCATTACTTACACTACCAGTAGCATTACCAAACTCATGATAATTACTAGTACCAACAAAGTTAGCTGCACCAATTGTACCACCACCAGTGATATTGTTACTACCCATGGCAATAGCACCTGACATTGTACCACCAGCTAAAGGTAGTTTAGCAGCTATACTATTTGTAACAGTTGTACTAAAACTAGCGTCATCACCTAATGCTGCTGCTAATTCGTTTAACGTGTTTAAAGTTCCAGGAGCTGAATCTACTACTGTAGCAACTTGAGCATCAACATAAGCTGTTGTAGCT